ACTGTTGAAAAAACTCATGCTGCTACCTCCTTTTTAGCGCTCTTGCGCTGGCGCGGTTTAGCTTTCTTAAATTTTGATTTTGGAACTTGTGCCATCCACTTATCCAGAGCGGCAGAGACTTCTTCAGAAGGCTTGCAATTGTTGCGGTCGGTTTCATCTGCATAAAACTGGCCGATTGTGCCATTCTGAGAAATCTGAGCTGTCGCTATTGGAACGCCTTCTTTCTGAATGAAAACAATTGTATAATCACCGTCTGCAGTTCCCTGATAATAACCACATGCGCAAATACACTGATGCAGAGCTTTTGCCTGCTTCTGCCATTCGTCATAATTAGAAGTCACAAAAATAGAATAGCCATCAATTGAACTGTTAATTTCTGCAAACTTTTTCTCAATTCTTTTAATAGCTTTCTTCTGTTCCTTAAGCCGCTTTTCTTCTTCCTTCGCTCTCTCTATCATTCTTGCTTCCTCTTTTATGCGCTCTTCTTCTACAAGTCTGTCGTGAAACTCTGTAAGATTTGAAGGGTAGTGCCAGTATTCATCTTCAAAAGCATGGTCGCTTCTCGAAAGCATACAAAGATAATCTCTGTATAAATCAACAAGCTGCTTCATGGCGCTTTCTTCTTCCTCATAAGTTGATGCAAACTTTTTGCGGGCTTTCTTTATGTACTTAAAATCTTCAAAGCTGATACTTACTGAATAAGGGTATTTTTTGTCAGGTCTATACCATGAAGAAACATAATGAAAGTATTCAGCGCATAAAGAAGGATTATCTGAGCGCATGGCGGCTCTTATTTCCTTAAGATTCAGATTCAAACAAAGCGGATTATTTTTGATAAATCTGCAAGTATCTTTTCTGTTCTTTTCCGACATTCTCCAGAAGGTTTTGTTAAATCCGACTTTCTCATATCCGGCGGCAAGCAGAATTTCAAGCTCTCTATGATTCACCCATAATTCAATTGTACTTATGAGCTCAGCCTTAGATTGAATATCAAACTTATTCGCCAGGTATTTGAAACTCGGATAGAGCTGGCAAACAAAATCAATGTCGGCATCCGTTACGCAATCGGAATATCCTACGCTTGATTTTCTCGCTCTTTTTCTCCATCCTTCCAGCCCTGCAATGTCCGGATTGTAGTACCAGTATGAGCGATCATTATAAGGCAAGCCAGGAAAGGCTACGCAATGGCCGCCCCACATACTGCAATAAAGATTCTGTTCCCACGATTCGCCGGAATCAGATTCCTTGTAGACATCGCAAGTATACACATCTTCAGGATGAGCCTTATGCCACCATTCTGCAGTTAAGATTCTGACAATCTGCCCGTTTTCGATTTCTAATCGGTCATACCAATTTTTTGGAGCATGCATCTTTCATGCCCCCTATAAGTCGAAAAGAAGGCCGTTGCCATCTTCGTCATATTTCGGATGGAAAGGCTCCGGCTTTTCGTTTTCTGGCTCTGCTTTTGTTTCTGCAGATGCCGCTGTTTCTGCGCCCGCTTCGGTTGCCTTTTCTTCTCCGAAAACCTCGAATCCGTATTCATCAGTTACAACTTCGTTTTCGTTGTCTGCAGGCTTTTCTTCTTCTGCCTGTTCCGTTTCTGCCTCGCTGTTTTCTGAATCCCCGGATTCTTCCCCCTCGTCGTCTGCCTGATGGAGCATGACTTCTTCTCTTTCTGCCGGCTTTTCGTTTTCTGGCTCTGCTTCCTCGCATGGAGTTTCTGAGTTTTCGTTGTCGGCCTCTGCAGATGTATTTTCTGATTCTGCATCCAGTTCCGTTTCTGCCTCAGTTTCAGCTTCTGCCGCTGTTTCTGCGCCTTCAGTTTTTACTTCCGGAACCTCGTCAGATTCCTTCGGTAAAATATCCAGGAAGTAATCTCTCGCCATTTTGAAAACAATTGCATCTTCAACAGATGCAGAGCTTCCGCATCCGGTCGCCTTTACTGCATTTTTTATGAAGTCATAACAATCATCTATCTTCTCAGCGCGATAGAGTTCCCTAAGAGCAGCATCTTCTTTTATCTGCTCTTCCAGATAAGCCTTAATTCTGTTCTTTGAATCGGTTTCGATTTTTCCGAACTGCTTAAGGTATTCCTTATAATCAATTTTTTCTGCCATTGTTTAATCCTTGAAACTTTGTCCCAGAATCTCACGGATAACCGGGAGCTGTTCATCCAGAAAGTAAACAGCTGAATCATACATATTTTTATTTACATAGATTTTGCTGTTTCTGCTCATTTGTCTGTCATAGCGCTTTTTATCGCTGACAGCCAGTTTCTTCATTTCATCCAAAAGCATGATTGTGCCGCTGGTAGTCATTCTTTCAATCATTGTTGTATTTCATAGTCAAAGAAGTAACCGCATGAAGGGCGGACCGCATCGCCTTCGGTAAGGATTCGATTCAAGCATTGAGGCTTCATTCCGAAATATTCAGCCGCCTCTTTTTCTGACTTGAAGGAAAGAACCCTTGCTCCGGCTTTTGCTACCGGGTCCGCCGGGATAGCTATCACCGCTTTAGGCGGTTGTCCTCTTTTCAACCTCTGACTCCCTCAGCTTATAGGCTGCATCGTTTTCGGCTTTTACTACATATTCTTCAAAGCCTTTTACTCTTTCCAGCTGTTTGTCTGAAACTGGAACTCCGGCAAGGCCGATTTCCAGCTTTTCCTTTCTGCGGAAAAATCCCTCTTCAGCTGCATCGTATAAGTCGATAAGCGGCTGATCTTCGGGCCTTGTTACCTTAAATGCATTGTTCAATCTCAGGCAGAGATTCTGCATTGTGTCTAAATAAACGTATTGAGTCATACTCCCTCCTTTGTGACTGTGTGGGCTTCCAGATAAGCCTCCAAATCCGCAACCTTATAAAGCCGTACACTGTTAATCTTGACATACGGAATATCAAGAGAAAAAAGTGTAGTTCGACCGATGGAGAGCATTTTGCACGCATCAGGAACGCGCACGCATAAACGCTGTCTTTCCATAGTTTTTCCTCCGTTAAGAGTAGGGATTGAGGGATGCCGATTTATCCATTGCAGAGCATCCCTCTTTCCCAGAAGTTTTTATATGACCTACGCGGGTGGAGACCCAGCGGAAAGTCCGAAAGGAAAAATAAAATATTTGCTTAAACTCCGGGCAATATGCCCGGAGAAAAAACAAGCCCTTCAAGTTGAGAGGTCGAGTTCCCAGCCTGAAGGGCCTATATATTACAACTTCCGCCCGTCGGTAATGGGTAGGAAAGCTATAACCTAATTAAAAAAATCTCGACCTGCAAAATAACAGAATTGTCAACATTCTGTTATTTACTGATACCATGGTATCAGCTCAAAACTGGCAATTGCCAGTTCTTAATAATAGTTATACTGGCAATTGCCATATCTGTCAAGAAAAAAAATCAGCATTTGCCAACTTTTTTTTACGATAATAATAATGAGGTTTTTATATGACAGATTTTGTATTAAGGATTGATTCAGTCCTTAAAAAACTGAATCTGAAGAGGGCTTCATTGTGCTCTGATTTAGGGCTCTCTTCAACGGCCATCACTGACTGGGCAAGACGGGGAACAGTTCCAGCTGGTGATATTTGTTTGAAAATTGCAGACTATCTGAAAGTTTCTGCAGTATGGCTTATTACCGGAAAGGAAGAAGGAATGAGCAATGAAGAAATAAAGCTCCTGATGATTTATCAGAAGCTTACTGCAATCCAGAAAGATACAATATGGACCTTGCTGGATAAATGGGAGAGAGAAATTGAAGTTAAGGAAGAAGCTGAAAAAATGGCATAATATATGCCGGCTTCTGGATTAAATACGTTTAATTTAAGATAGAGCCGAAAACTTCCGCCTGCGCTGCCGTAATAAGCCGAGCCTCTTCTGCTGTCTGATGCGAGGCATAATGCTCCAGCATTATCTGGGATTTGTGCCCGGTCTGACTCTGCAGAGCCCTTTGATTAACCTTATCAGCCATATAGGTAGTATAAAAATGTCGCCATGCGTGAAAGGTCATGCCCTTAGCATCTGCCGGATTCATGCCTGCTTCCACTAGCGCACGGCGGAAGAATTTGCGGAAAACATTGCAATCAATAGGTTTATCTGCAAGCTTGCCCCAGAATATAAAACCCACGCCGCCATTATGCGGATTGCAGAGAGCAAGTTTTTTGAGTTCCTGCATGATATAAGGAAAATATACATAGACAGTGCGCTCTTCTCCATTCTTTGTACTTTTGAGCCCGTCTTTGAGGTTGTAAGAATGGCGCACATAGATGCAGTTATCGCCCAGATCATCCGCTGTTAAGGCCTGAATCTCTCCGCATCGCATGCCCGTACACATGGAAAGCATGGATGCAAGCCGGGCCATATCATTTCCCCACGGAACACGGAAAACACTACGGGCCATTTCCATTGTCAGAATTACTCGTTTCTTATACTCTGCTTTGTACATAATCCAGCCGCGGGAAAGGTCGCGGGCAATCAGCTCATTATTAAAGGCCCATTTTAAGGGTGTAAGCACCGCCCGGAGTATATGATTTTTTGTATTGCCGTTCAGCTGTATGCCGTCGAGCCTGTTGAATTGTGCCTGAATATCCTGGCGCGAAAGCTCACCGAGCTTCTTGTTTTTGAGGATTTCGGACCAGTGCCGCAAAATAAAAGCGGTCGAGTTTTCCCTATGCTTTTTGTGTACGCTCTGGCCTTTGCGTTCCTTTTCCTTCAGGTATTCGGATTGCTCCGGATTCCAGAAGCTGCAGAGCCATTCAAGTGCATCTACATTCTGTAGACTGGAATCGTTCATTACAAAGCTTGTCAAAAAGCCTTTGCGCTGAAAATCTTCCAGGAACTTCTGAACATCCTCAGCTGTATATTCTGATTTTCTGATGCTATCATAAAATGATAGTTTTTCAATGTCCGATTGTTTTTGATTGTATAAATCCCACGCTTTGCGAAGAGCTCTGTTGTAGTTCTTTTCTTTTGTGGATTGCCATGACATAAATTTACCGGTGCGCTCATTACGGAATCGCACATAATAAAACGGCGAATCACCTCGGATGGTGAGAGAGAAGGGAAGTTTCTGCATGTTATAACCTCGTAAAAAATAGATTTACCAGGTTATTCTTTCCACTTATACCGACGGGCGGAAATTTGTACCATTTTGTGTACCAGTTTACAAAATCACCGAAATTTGACATTTTCAGTAAAAGATAACTGATGCCTAATTCTTTATTTTATATAGAATTAAATGGTCTGACGCTTGGCAGAATCGAACTGTCGACCTACTGCTTAGAAGTTCATAAAATTGCAGTTCGCACCGTTCCGCCCGCGTTCAAATAACCTGTTATTTTTTTATAACATAAAGAGTTATCGTTCGCAAGAGTTCGGGTGTGTTTTTCTCAGTCCGCTTTTTTTGTACCAGATTTGTGTACCAGTCCATCAGGAATATCGCTGTCCTTAATTACAGTAAAAGAATATTTTGATGGTAGAACGTCCTTCTCTTCTACGTTATACCATTGCGCAAGTATCTTTCTGATGTCGGCTCTCGACAATACAACAGCTTCTTTCATTCTAACTCCGCAAGCTGATTTTGAAGCTCGTTAATCTGATTGCGCACCTGCTGGCGTGCTGCCATAAGTTCGTTAAGGTCATAAGGAAGCTGCAGATCCTGGAGCTTTGCCTCATAGCATTTTACAACCTTCCAGTCTCCAATAGCCGAATTTGGAGCATCGAGTTCGGCGATAAGTTCTCTTATCTGTCCTTCGATGCGTGAACGTTCCATTTCTTTCTCGACCGGATTTTCTTCTTCTTTCTTTTTCATTCTTTCCTCCAAAAAGATAATTTAAAAGAAGGTCAGTATTCCTGACACTTCTGTAACAATCATATTTTACGATATTACCTCGCCAGCTGTTATATTGTTCGTGTACCTGTTCGATTGTAATCATTTTCTGATGATACAGATTATAGAACTTCCGGAGCCGGCGGCGTTCTCTTGTAATGCTCTTTCTTACCGGAACAACAAGCAACTTTCCGGAATCGGTAAGCCGATAGCGCATCTGCAGAAACTTGAAACCAGCTTTTAAGCTGACAATCTGAGTTTTCTTTTTATTGATTACAATGCCGAGACTGTCGGCAATCTCGCAGTATTCTTCCAGCAGCTTCTTCAGAAAGTTCTTATCAGGATGGATTATATAAGTATCGTCCATATATCTGCCGTAATATTTACAACCCTTTACAGTCTTGCAAAACTGGTCGAGCTCAGTCGGGTAGAATATGCCAACAGTCTGAGAAAGCTGGCTTCCGATTCCGACTCCCTTTTCACCTTCAAAGCAATCTATCAAATAGCACACCAGATTCATAACTTTTTCATCATGGATTTTCTCTGCAAGCTTTTGCTTAAGTGTTTCATGCGGGATGCTATCGAAATATTTTGAGAAGTCTATCAGAAGAACATAACCGCTCTTTCCGTATTTGCGATAATACTTTGTAAGATGCGTTTTTACTCTCCGGTGTGAGAAGTCGATTCCTTTGTTTTTCATGCTCGCGCCGTTGTCATAAATCAGATAACGGGAAAGTTCCGGATTCAATACAAAATCGCACAAAGCTCTCTGCAGTACGCGGTCGGATATGTGCATTGATTTAATATGCCGGATTTTCCCTCGTTCGCACAAGTCGAACTCAAAGAAAGGTTTCTGTCTATAGATCTGAGTTTCAAGTGCCGTTTTCAACTTTGTGAGGTTTTCAAAAACATGGCACTCATAGCGCTGAACACTTTCTTTCCAGTCAACACCGCTCTTGCAGCGGAGAAAGGCTTCATATAAATTATTTAAGTCAGTCAATCGCGAGTACAAATCTGTCAATTTATAAATCCTTTTTAAATAAAAAAACGGATAGATGTATATAGCAATAATTACCGTAGTAAATTGCATCATCCATCTTATTTGCCCTTTCAGGACCGGACTCAGCTTCCTTCGCATTGTGCGCAAGCATAAAAGCCTATTGCACACGATTCAAATCGGGGGCGAACATAATTGTTCGTATTGCTGGCGTTGTTGTAGTTCGCATTGCCATTGTTGTTGACATTGCAGAAGTTAGCCGACGACGCTATCAAGCTGAGCCCTTATTTATTACGCCGTTTTCCGGCGTTTATTATCACTCTGCCTCCATCCTTTTAATAAATGTACTTCTCTTTCCAGGTTATCAAGCACCGGAGCGAGCTTGTTCAGATCTTGCGGGAATATGCTCTGAACATACTGCAATTCCTGATATAAACCATAACAGCAGCTTATAGCCTTATCCTGATACTGCCTTCTTAAATCCCACTCAGAGGGTATCAGCGGATATATGCTGTTAGCTTCTGTTATGTAAGTTATCAAATCCCATAGATGCCGGCTGATATATTTCTGCTCGGATGTTATAAACCATTCAGGCATTTCCGATTCAAACTGCCGCCCGGTTGTCTTACCGTACTTTTCAAATACACCGTCAATCAGCTTCTGATCTTCGTCCGATATATCCTTAATTACATGGTGGATTGTTCTCAGATTTCTTCTTGTGCCAAAATCCCGCAGCATAATCTGCGTTAAGTCGCGCCTGATAAATATTGCAAGCTTGTAATATTCCATGGTGCTCAACGTCCGCAAGTTCTTCAAAACGCTCATAAGATATTTTTTCCCTTTTTAATTAAGTATTTTTAACTCTCTAAAATAGTCATCCGACACCCCGCAAGGGGTGTCGGAGTAAGGTGCCGCTAGGGGCTACGCCCTACGCTCCGAGTACGAAGCGGGGGCGAACAAAATTGTTCGTATAGCTGGCGCTGCCGTAGCGCGCACTGCCATAGTCGTAGACAATGCAGAAGTAAGCCGACGACGCTACATCTTTAAGCCAATAATACGCAGAGCGGTTGTTCACGGCTTTTTTCGAGAAGGCGAAGAGAGGAAGCTGCACGCATCCAGTTCCGGTGTCGTATCCCGAAGAGCTCCAGACTGTCGAGCCGTACACTTCAACTTCACTCATCAAACAAGCCTGACAGCTGTACCATCCCCAGTTATTCGATGCACCTCCGGCACTTCCGAAGCGGTTTGTCAGAGATGCGCCCATTGAGTTTGAAAGCAGCTCTCTTGTTGTTTTCAGGTGCGAGCCAAATTCAGCATAGAGCTGCTGGTTGATAGTCGCGCCGCTTGCAGTACTTCCGGCGCTTACAACATCGCCGAGCGTAGCAGCGTACATCTCACTTGCTACATATCCGCCGACAGTCGTATCTGTCGAGTTCATTCGCTTTCTGCCGAAGTGGAAAGAACCTGTTTCGCCTTTGCCCGGAACCATAACAAGATGATTGTAATCCATACTGATGTTATCGCCGTTACCTCTGAGAGTGTTAATTCCGGCAATTGTAACCCACTGGCTTCCGGTTGTCGCATATTGTGAATCCTGATTCGGCGCTGTGATTGCACGCAACATCTGGAAATAGTCTCCGGCATACAAATCTTCCAGAGGGCGGAATCCGTTTGTTCCGGCAAGTCTCTGCCAGAGCGTTCCGTCGTTGTAGTAGCTTGTGATGTCTTTACCGAGTACGCCGTTCACCCATCGCGGAATATTATGATCTGATGCACTTATGGCAGCACTTACTGCGCCGGATGTTACCGATCTTTTGTCTCCGCTTATAACTTCATCAATCGGAAGGCTGGAAAGCACAATCCATCTCTGAATCTGAGTGTTCCCGACAGTGACGTAGAAATATTTTAAATGCATCCAGACACCGGCATTCCATGCGCTTACTGCTGCCCCGTTCGGCAAATATAGCGGAATAGCGCCGGAGCCGGCGAAGTTTAATGTCGGATTGCTGGCTGTGTTTGCGGTCGTAAAACAAACTACAACTTCACGGCCTGAAACTAGAGTGAAGTCTGGATTTGAATCTGTGAGGTCGGCGGCTTTGGCGGCGGTTGCGGCGGCTGTGTCGGAAACGCCGAAAGGGCAGCTTAAAAGCTGGGCTTTTGAGATTCCTTTGTCGGCATCTTCGATTGTGCCGGGCTTGTGCCTGAGCTGGAGCATGTCGCTGTCTGAAATTGACGATTTGTCGAGGCGTTCGCCTGCTGTTTCACCCTTGAATCTAGTTGTTGGCATTGTCTACCCCTTCAATATTTTCTTCTACCTTTTTGGCCCGAACCGGCATCTGTGAGGCTGCAAGCTGGGCCTTGTACTGATTTGTAAGGCTCATTGAAAGCTCTGTATATGGCTTTAATAAACTAAGAATAACTGCAACCTGATCTACTGTCATTTTTACGCTGATTTCGTTCATAGTAATAATGTCAATCTAACCAGAAACACATTTTTGTCAACCAATTTATTCTATTTTCTGCAATTGGAAACTGCCCGGTAGGCTCTCTATATTGATAAAATCTTTTATTTTCCAGAAAGCAAACTCTATATATAGTTCCTACATCCGAATATCCCCAAAACATAAAAACATTATCCAAAAAGGCCCCATCCTGATATATAAGTTCTAAATGAGTCAATGTTAATTCAATCGGGTTTCCATAAAAATTATTAAATTTTAAGTATCCTCTAATTGGTATATCATTATTCAATTCATGTTTAGGTCTTTCTAATACATTCATTCTATCAATATAACCTTGTATTACGATCCTTAAATCATTTTCAAAATCTGAAACACCTCCTGACGCCGTATATGCTTCATATCCATACGGTCTTGAGGTAACTCTCGGCCATATTCTAAGATACCTGCTATTAATAAAATGTACGCCGTTATCATAAACCTCCTGCGAAATATATGTTCTAGTTGATAAAGCTATTCCATTTGTATTAACAGAAAATTTATATCCGGTTGGTGCTTCGTCCGGATCAGCATCCGGATAGACTTCAAGAGTTCCGGTATATTTTCCGCTTACATTGTTCAAATATCCTGAAATTGTAATGTTATCAAAGAATCCCTGAGTTGCCTTGATTGCATCTGTATCAATAAGATTTGTTTTAATCTTTCCGCCTTCAATGATTGTCGATTCTTCTACAAGTCCGCCTACCTGAATAAGCTCATTTACAAAAGCAGTATTAGAAGCAAGTTCATCAATGAAAGCAGAATCAGCAGCAAGCTGACTGATAAACGCAGCATTTGCAACAAGTAATTCTGCAAAAATGCTGTTTGCAGAAAGATGAGCAAGGTATTCATAAGCCTGCGAATTGTTCTGCTCCAAGTCCGCATCTGCGACTCCTAAAACATCGCCCATCGCAAAAGTAGTGTGCGCAATATCTTCATCAACTTCCCACTTCCAGGCCTTATTTGTTCCTATAAACTTATACAACCGTGCCGGGCGGAACTTGCCCTCAATCGAAAGGCTGGAAGCTGTCTCCGGTCCGCTCCATACAAAGTAATTGTTTAAGCCAGTAATTGATGGAATATAATCAATGTTTGAAATCTCGCCTAAATATACAGCATCCTGCAAGCCGAAATATGAAAACCATATATCATAAGTGTATGTTGTAGATGAGGTTTCAAGCGCCATATAGTTTGCATCGTTTTCATCTACATAAGAATTATCGTTTTCATCAACATACTGATCATACTGAACAATAGGGCGATAAATAACCGGAATCTTGAACTGTCCGGAGCGAACTTCCGCGCCTTCTGCAATTGTGAATATTACTTTTCCGCCTACTACTTCATAAGACCAGCCCGCCGGAACATTTATAGAACCGACTACAAAGGGCCTATCCTCCCAGCCCTGGCGGCATGAAATCTGAGTTTCTACGGTCTGAGCTGTTGAAGCTTTTCCTTCTTCGTTTGTTTCTACGATTACGCTTTTTACGTCTGCATCTACTACAATAGGCATTTCGAGCATCTGATATGCATTTATCAGATCTTCCTGCAGTACGTTCATATCCTGGCGCAATCTTGCTACATCTTCAATTGATACACCTCTGTTCCCAGCCTGCGGCCTTGTAACGTTTGACTTATAAGCCGGAATAGTTCCGCCGTAAGAATAAACTTCTTCATTGTAATCTCTTAAAGTGAGAGTGAATCCGCCTTTTCCGTTCGGCTCTACTCCGTAAATCTTCATTACGTTTGTAATCTTTGAGAACTGGCCATCATTATCCAGAAGTCCGAAAGAAAGATGATTTCCTAATTCCGGAACAATAGAGCTCTCGCTTACATCCAGCGGAGTAGGGAAAGAAAGAATTCTTGTGATGCCTTCTTCTTCACCTTCTGCAAAAACTCCCTCAACTTCTGCAGCATAAAGTTTGAATCCGAAACTGTTTGTTGCCTGGATAATAACTCCGTATCGAGCCCCCTCTTCAAAAGTAAGCGCATCAGAAACTGCAATCTGTGTAATTTCTCCGGAATTGTTTGTTGTAATTCCCTTTATAACGCTTGAAGCAAGGCCCTGTAATAAATGCGGAAGCTGCAGAAGAATTGTTGAATAAAGCGGATACCAGTCACCCTCGCTTCCTACATCAGCCTTAACTTCACGCGGCTGGAGCTGGCGCTCTCTCAGTTTTCTCTGTGCCATTTTGTAGGCATGTTCGTAATCTGTAACATAATCTAAGCCCAGAGAATCTACAGTGTCAGAAGTGTAATCATAAGAGCCGCCATCGAGCATTGAATAAAAAGTGTCTACGGTCCATGTATTTCTGTTTGTATATGTTACTTTTGTTCCGTCTGTTTTTTTCTGCATGGATTTTGATGCAGAGAAAGAAACTATATTTTCGGTATTCAAAAGCGCAACCGGATTCTCTTCTTCCTTATCAATAAAAACTTCGAGAAGGCCTTCCTGATTTCTTATGAGTGTTGCATTGCATAATGATAAAATCTTTGTGAGAATATCGGCTTTCTTTTCGCTCTGAGTGATGATTCCATCGCAGTAAAATCCGTTTTCTTCGCAATATTCGTAGAGAGCGCCGAAAGAGTTCATTTCAAGCTCTGAAGTGTTAAAGCGGCTAGGAATATGGAAATCACTTGTGAGGATTTCAACAAGCCAGGATGCCGGATTTCTTGTTGTTGTTTTCTGGGCGCTCCATGATGTTCCATCCCATGTACGGGCATAGGCTTCTGTAATGGCATGAAGCTCTTCGAGAACTCCCTGAGTAGAATCATTTGCAACTACTCTGTAAGCAACGCGAGTCACCTTATTGAATAATTCAGCTTCAAGCGGAGTACATGCAACAAGTGAAGAAGAGGTAGATTTTACTGCATCATATTGGAATGTCTGATACCATAAAAGCTGGCAATCTTCCTGGGAGCCTGATTCTGCCTTCGGAGTTTCCTTAACTACCTTGATGGAAATATTCTTTCCGTAACTTTCTGCAGCTGTAAAAGTCTTTGTTGCAACAAAGCGGATATTTCTGTTAGAGTTTTTTACAAAAGTATTTGAAGTTGTTCCGGCAAAAAAGAACTCGGTCCAGGTTGTTCCGCCGTCGTTACTCCAGTAAGGGCGGACAATAGCAGTTCTTTCCTGCCAGGTTTCTGCCTCGGAATTATACTGTCTTAAGCAGCTGAACTGGATGCAGACTTGAATCTTCATTGCGTTCTCTGCTGCCTGAACAATTACCGGCTCGGCATCCTGCCCGAACTCATGCTTTAATTCTGATGCGGCATAGGTTGCGCTTACTTTCTGATTTCCATTTGCAATTGTGAGAGAATCGCCAGGCTGGCGGACCTCAACCATATTTGAATTGCTCGAATCATAATAAAGGGAATTAGAATCGAAAGGCTGAACACCTGAAATTCCGTTATCATTATGAGCAATGTTTTCATTTCCCAGCAAAAACTGTGTGATCTTCTGATTTCCATAACCAGCTGAAAAAACCGCATTATAATATGAATTGATTCCATCCACTCCGTCGATTGTATAAAAGCCATCTGTTACGTTATAAGGCGTATTATATACAGAGCCCATAATGAACTGTACTACCTCGCCGAGTGCCTTGCGGTTTTTAGCACCGCGAATGAAAGGAAGCTGCTGAACGGCGGCGGCCATGTTTTCTGCATTGCGCTGGGCCTTTTCCATTTCGGCCTTCGCTTCATCAGATGCCCTCTTTGCATAGATTGCAGAGCCTACGCCGACACCTACGGCGATAACTGCAAAAGCAATAGCAATTCCCGCCATTACTGCAGTAGAGCCCGGAATCTTTCTGATATAAATAACATCTTCAGGCTGTACTTCGTAATCGCCGGAAAGCTTTTCTCCCGCCTTTAATACAAGCGAGTGAGAAAAATCTATATCTGTCAAAATATTTTTAAGTCTGCCGTTTGCCTTGATTGCTGTTATATCGTTTGAAACTGTATCATAGATATTAATTAAACCCATTTAGATAACCTCATAAATACCTGCTATTTTGTAGGCAGCAATCTTTGAAATTCTTACTCCCTGATTTGTTGTTGCATGAATCATTCTGACTTTATCCAGAGCAACAGCTATATGGAGTGTATTTCCGACATGTATTTCAAGTATGGCGCCCTCCTTAATAAAGTCAGTTTTTTTGACATTTAAGAGGGGCGCCCACTTTTGAGAAAGTTCTAGATTATGATTTTCATAAACTGCATCGCGCAGCTTTTTGCCGAATCTTTTTTCTACTTCGATTGCAAGGCCGTAACAATCATATCCTTCCGGGCCGCGCCCGTTTTCCTGATATGGTAAGCCAATAAGATCAAAAACATTAATCATGCATTTCCTGGATTCAAGGCTGTATCATATTTGTATACCGTGAACACCATCTGAAGCCTTCCATCATCTTCGAGCGAGAAGGAAAGTTTTCCATCTTCTGACATTGAAACAGAGCCATAAAAATGTTTAAAAGCCCTTACTTCCTGAACTGTGCCATTGTTTAAAATGCCTACTACTTCAAGTGTATAACGATCATCTGCATTTTCTACCCATTCAACAAGCTGATAATTGTCTGCAATCCCGATTTCAAGAGATGCGCCTGAACCCTGCGAGTCGGGCTCTGTATATTCATAATTTGCCGGAGTGTATGTTGCTTCATCATAAACAACAGATTCATTGTTGTTTACAAAGCGGAGAGTTCCAGCTGTCGGATGAGAAAGTTTTATAAGATACTGTTTCGCATAGTTTCCGCCGTTAAAAAGCAGATTGAAAATCTGTGCTCTTGTCATTAATAAACCTCTTCAATCTCCATGGAAAGAGTTCTCTTTGTCTGATTCGTATCATCCGGAGAGGGAACCGAAACAAAGCGGTATGTTCCAGAGCCTAAAGCAGAGCAAGTGAAGGCGTTTGCATTCTGGCCTAATACATCATTGAACCAGGTCCAGAAGAGGGCAAGCTCTGATTTTGTGAACTGGAGTTTTACTTTGTAGGTCATGAGCTTTTTTGTATTTATCTGCCATGAAACCTGCCTTCCGGAAAGGAAAGATGTAGTTTCTGTATTTGCCTTCGGCTGGTCGTTTCCCGAAAAAAAGCGGCTCGGGATTTCACTCGGCCATTGTATAACGTTCATTTTATCCTCCTACTGATACTCAACGCCATGGCGGCGGCTCTGTGCAATATCCATACTCTGATTATATTTGCCCAGAGCCATCTGTGAATTAACTACTTTATTGATTAAAACTGTGAGCCCGTTTGTTGAAAGCTCTGCAGATGCAGAAACTGCATCAGATGCATTATTCTGAATTGTAACGGGCATATTAACAACCGCGCCGCCGCCTCTACTGTTTGCCATATCCCAGAGGTTTCTCTGCTGCTGAGCATTGAGAATCATTTCACCTGAGTTAACATTTGCCTGAACTCTGTCTCCGGAATAACTGTTGCCAGGAACAATTCCTCCGGTTGCAAAGCTCGGAGGTTTTGGCTTGTTTGCAACAATTGAAGCAATCTGAACCGCGCCAGATGCAGCAATCAAAGCGGCAAGAATCGGGCCTGCATACGGTCCGCCCTCTGCAAGTGCCTTTGATACACCCTGCGCAATATTTGCAGTTGCCTGAAGGAATGATGCGGTCCATTCCCACATCTTAACCTTATATTCTTCCTGGGCTGCCTTTTTGTTGAGCTGCTTTTTCTTTTCGCAGTATTCCTCATAATCAATGATTCCGTTTGTATACTGCTCAGAAAGTTCTGTAATGGCGGCCTCAGTTTCTTCTTCGTTGTTCATTCTTACAAGTGCGGTTATTCCGTTTGTAATTTCTGCAAAGCGGTCTACATAGCCGGCAATAACATCTGTAATTTCTGCAACCTTCTGCTCTGCGGCTTTTGCCTGCTCTTCGAGTTCTCTCTTCTGGACCTCTGTCTGCAGCACTGCAAGCTCATTCTTCTTTTCTGCAAGCTGGGCATAAGCTTCGCCGGTTTCGTCGAGCTTTTTCATGTATTCATCAAGAGCATTAATTTCAAGGCCTATCTGTTCGGAAAGGCTTGTGTCTTTTCCGAACAATGTCTTTTGAGCCTCTTCTTTGATTTTGTCTGCATCCTGCTTTAATTTCGCAATTTCTGTAGATGCCTTTGCACGCTCTGAAAGGCTTGCAATATAATCGCGCTGTTCCTGCTCTCCGGCCCACATTCCGCTCTTAGTAAGCGAACGATCAAAAGCCGGATCAGAATACATCTTAATATATGCCGCTGTTGCCGCATTAAGCAGAAGCTGATTTTCCTCTTCTTCGCTGATTTCTTCACCCAGCGCACGGCGGGCAGCAATCTGCTTTTCTACATTTTCAAGAGAATCTGAATAATCTTTGCGGAGCTTTTCGCGGCGTTCAAGGCGGCTGTTTTCTTCTGCTACCTGGCGGGCAATTTCTTCCTGAGCCTCTGCTTCCTGGCGGGCTTTTTCTTCTGCCTTTGTGCGTTCTTCTACAACCTTTCTGTATGCGCTCTGGGCCTTGTTTGCCTCTGTCTGCAGACGCTGAACTTTCAATGTCTCTTCAATGGTAAACTGATCCCACAATTCCATATTTGAGCCATCGAAACCCTGTTCTTTTTTATAGTCAATAAGTGCCTGGCGGGCTTCATCTGTTTCCTTTTTCAGATTCTGCCATACTGTATAAAGATCAGATTCCTTTGCATCCGCTTTGATTTCGCCTTCTTCATCGTAAATATTGCGGACCGCCTTTCTATGCTCTCTTGCGGCTTTCTTTGCATCTGTATGCTTTTTGATAACTTCAGTAAACCAGCGACGCATCGGAGCAAAAGCACCCTCGAAAGTTTCGCCTAAAAGTTCTTTATAGTCTCCGATTGCGTTTTTGAGCTGTTCGCTTGAACCGGTTAATTCGGCGGTATCTTTTGCCATGCCTTTGAACTGCTGGGCAATAATTTCAACGGCCTTTCCGCTCTGGAGCTCTTCTTTTGTCAGAGATTTAATTGCAGTTATCTGATTGCCGAGCTGGCCTGCTGTTCCTGAATAGGTTTTGTTTAAGGCAGTAACAGCAGAATCAAGCGACATCATGCCGGATGCAGAAACATCAAGAGCGGCGCTCATTATATCCTGGATTTCTGCCTGAGTACGGCCTGCGGCGGCGAGCTGTGCCATCATAGGGAGCAGTTGTTCATCGCCTACGGTAGAAACTGCCTGCAGCTCTGATGCGTATGCTTTAAGCTGAATTACTGATGTATCGTTTAAATAAGGATTATTTTTTGCCGCAACTTCCAGCTGCTTTTCTGCAGTTGCCTGCACCTTGTACAAATCTGAAGTTTCTTTTATGACTGCATTCGCCTTTTTAATTGCTGCAACAGCCACGCCCACTGCAGCACCTACGGCTCCGAAAGATTTTGCAACGTTTGTTATAGAACCGTTAAGGCGTGATAATCCAGAGAGCGACTGTTTATTATTATTAGAAAACTGATTTAATTTTGATGAGACTTTATCAAGGCCGCTTTCGGCTTCTTTTGTATCTGAGGTAATTTTTATAGTTGCTTTCTTTGCCATAAAAAGAAAGTCATTTTAAGGCCTATATAGAAAGATTAATGCATATTAAAGCGCATTGAAAGCAGCAAGAGCTTCGTCAATTTCTGCCTGATTCTCTGCCGGAAGCTCCCAGGCGGCCCGCAATTTTGCCATCTGTTTGCCGTATTCGGTTTTAGTATCTCCATCCCAGCATCGCCAGCTCATAACTTCATTTAATTTTGTGTTATGCAAGCCGGAAAGCAGAGCGAGAAACTTGTGCCAGTGCATCTGGATAAAATGCCCGCTTTCGTCTGTTGCTGTCAGGTCGATTCCGTACTGTTCCAGAAAAGCGCAGAAAATCAGCTGAGAATCAATAACATAATCGAGAACTTTTTCACTTTTTCCGGTAGGGCGGGGAAGGTCCGTTTTCGGCTGATAAAACTCCAGAAGAGCATCAAAAGCCTCTTTTTTCAGTTCTCTGGATGGAATTTCATCTGCATAGATAAAATCTACATCATCAATAACACTTTCCTTCTCGGAAACAGTTCGAGAGAAAGCAAGCCATGAGCGGAAATCTGTTTTTATTAAAAAAAGCTTCCCGCCAGCCGAAACATGGTCAGGAAGCTTTTCGAGAAAGAAGCTTTTCATTATGATGATGTTGATGAGTAAGTTCCTTCTGTGAATGTTGGCTCTGCTGGAGTTCCGGACATTGTAACATATCCCTTCTTTACAGTGCCATTGAAATTTGTGTCGAATGTAAGAGTTCCGTCAACAGAATTCAAATCATTTGGCACAATAGAGCAGTCTACACGCCATGCAGCAAAGTGAGTGTGTGTCGTTGCTGCTGTATCAACCGGCTCCTGGAAGAATACGAGCAGAAGCTCTGACTTTGATTTTTCACCTGCAGCAAGATTGTAGAACTTGCCGAAAATGAATTCATAATCAGGCTCATTTTCGTACATTACAAGAGGAGTGTTGAATGATGGATTGAAGCGCTCCAGCTCAGTTGTAGGCGCTTCATCTGAGATGTAGTCGAACTCCTGAGTCTGTGGATTCATATTCAAATCGAAAGAAGCTGTCTTTTTGATACGAGTCCATGTCGGATTTGTTTTATCAACAAGCCCGTCAGTTCCGACTGCACTGTTGAGATAAGGCGCAATCTGATGCTTTTTTACCATGGTATTTATCTCCTTTATAAAAGATTTGTTAAAAAAGTCAGTTAGTTATCCAGCGGATTCTCTGTCACTACTGCCATATTGATTTCAAAAGCAGTCATTTGCTGAGGAACCGCGCCTGTATCTGGGAAGAAGTCAATCTGTGTGATTTCGCTCTCTTCAATGGCATCGCTCATAGATGGATTCTTTGCCTGGGCAGTGCGGAAAGCCTTAGAATAACGGCACATTCTCGACACCAGCACCGGATATTTCTCTTTCTGGAATAAGAAAGTAACAACAAATTCCGAACGGTCCGCGAATCCGTCAATATAGCCATCATCCGGCTCCTGCTGTTCCGGAAGAATCGAAACAACAACCGGCCGCTCATAGCGCGACAAATCCACCGTACCGAAAACAATATTTTTTGCTTCAACCGGCGGAAGTGTAACGCTCTGATCTTCCAGCGCTGCAAGTTCTGTATTTACGTCGTTCAAAATAAAGTTTTTGATTGTTTCTGCAATCTGTTCCATGTTTAACTCCAGTATTTTTCTAGTTCTTTATCAATAAGCTTCTGCACTTCATCCATATAGTCGCCATTTTCGGCGTACTGCTGGCCACGCTGTACGAATCCACGCGGAGCAATTCTCCAGTTCCGCGCCCGCTTTGTCGGGCCCTGATGCCCATAACTCAAAGTCATGGCCTTTGGAAAGATTGTGCGGTCTCCGCTTGTAAGCGCCCGCGGATAAACGTTTGCTTCTGAACCGTCTCTTTTAAGCTTATAGGTATAAGCCTTGCGGAGTTCACCAGTTCTTACATGCAAATCGCTGGAAATAATTGCCGCCCGCACTGTTTTTGCTGTTGCCCTTGCAACTACCCGCAGCGTATCTCTTTGAATTGCTTTCAGGCTTTTGGATGTCTCAGAAAGCGCATCCTGAACCGCTGAAACATCAACCTCACTTACTATCATCCGGATTTTCTCCTTCAACTATTCCCTTAACGTTTTTTCCCCAGCTCTCCCAGGATTCAATCAGAGCTTCCTGCTTTGAAATAATAACGGCCATATCCTTGATGCTGGTAACTTCCGGAAGCTCTTCCCGCTCCGGCATCGGCGGAAGTGTGATTTTCTTTTCTTCGGGCACTGTCTTACAGCTTAGAATTATTAAGGGCAACAATATTGTTAACAATTTCAAATATTTCTTCATCGGTTTTTGCTCCTGCAATTTCTGAAAGATTTGCAGCTTCTTCTGTTTTGATTTCTGCGATCTCTTCCTGGTGCTTTACTAAATAAGCAATGTTTCTCTGAGCCTCTTTGTAAGATGCTTCGAGCTCTGTCTTTCGCTTTTCAAGCTTTTTAATCTGACGGTATTCAACACTGATAATCGCGCAGAGAATCACAATGATTGCAAGCGCAACTAATACAACGGTTATAATATTCATCATGACTCCTTGCGGAACTTATCCAGCATAATATTAAAATCAATAGTTCCGGCGCCGAGTCCGTAAACTACCGCCCACATAAGACAGATTTCACCGGTTTCAGCCTGAATCCATCCGAGCCATTTTGCGACATGACAGAGAATAATTCCTAAAACACAAATAACCTTGAAAATCTTACTCAGATTTTTTGCGCTGGTGATTTTTGTCTTTTCCTCTGTTTTTTCAGTTTTTTCTTCTTCCATTGTTGGTCCTCCGTATTAAGAAAGTCAGAAAATAAAAAGCCCCTGCGGATGCAGAGGCCTTATGAGTGAATACTTGATGGAATTGTTTCCGCTATTTCTTAGCGAGCTTCTTCTGTTCGCCTTCTGGAATAAAGCGGGCACATACACCGAGAACTGCACCACCGATAATGGTTACAGAACCCGCCCATGCTGTTGCAGTTTTTGCATCCAGCTTGCCTGTTGCTCCCAGAT